GGGTTCTCATAGTCAAGTATAATATCTTCACTCATGTCTTTTGTCAGCTTACGATCACGAGTACGCATGGAGTCCACCTTGTCGTACTTAGGTCTCCACATGTCTGTCTCAAAAGGATTACCTTCCCCCTTCGCTTCTTTGCTGCGTCTCTGCGTGTGAATGTATAGCTCATCCCAACCACCGCCATCATCTATGAACAGACTCTTACGAGCTTGACCGTTCCTCTCTTGAGTGTACTTCCAGAACTTATCAAAAGCCTTGAGGTCTTTCTTACCTAAGTCTTTAGCGATAGCCAAACGGAACTCTCTAAACCCTGCCTCTCCAGTTGAGTGCAAGTCAAGCAAGAGCTTCTTAGCCTCTATGTTGTTGTTCACATACTGGTAGACGTTCTCCATAGGCTTCATCAAAGTATCTGTGAAGAAAGCGTTCCTACGTGTGGTTGTATCGTATGACCTGTCAAGCTGTGCTGCTACCTTAGGGTCGTAGTACTTGCGTACCACATCAACAACAGGAAGGAAGGTCTTCTCGTACCACTGCCCAATCTGTCCGGGAGGTGGTGCAGGCGATCCAGCCTTAGTGAACATCTTGTCTAGCTTTAACACTTCCATAACGGTAGGTTTGTAGGCAGAGTCCATTTTCTTAGATATCTTCAGACCACCATGCTTTGCCACGATGTCAGTAATGTTCCTGTCAGTGATACCGAACACCTCTTCAGCATACTTGTAGGCATCTGCGATATTGAAACCATCGTTAGCTGTTGGAGGTGTCAGGTTTTCTGAGACCTTGAAGGTAGGAGGCCCCATGTAGTCCTTGTGCTTCTTTACAGTCTTATGTACTTTCTCAGCTTTGTCGTATTGGGCGCGGTTGTTCTCAATAGTCTGACGTTTGTTGGCTTCAATTATCTCGTCGTACAACTCCTTATCGGTGATGTTATCAGCGTTACCATCTATAGCCATCTTCTTCTCAGCAGCAGTGGGGGTGTACTTCTCCCCTTTAGCCGCAGCAGACTTCATCTTACCCATGAGTACGTCGATAGCCTTACCTCCAGCAAGACCAGCAATCCCTCCTATCACACCTCCTTCAACACCTTCAGTACCCAAACCATAGGCAGCACCTTCTATACCACCTACAGCAGCAGCACTCTTAATACCAACCTTAGCTAATGCACCGCCTAGGCCCAGAGAAGTAGGCAAACTACCTGCGATCTCATAGGCCATAGACTTGCCGGGGTTCATGGTTTCATATTGCTCTCTGTCTGATTCTGTCAGATACCTCTGTAAGTCTGCATCTCCAGACATAAGCTCAGTCATTCTGTCAGACAGTCCAAATGTCATTCCTTTTAAAGCGATCTCTCCGCTAACTCTTTTGTCGTACTCCGCTTGCTCTACAACAGCAGTAGCTCGTGGCGCTTGACTCAAGTCTACGTCAGGGCGGATAGGGGTATCATCTTTGACAACCCCTCCTAATAGCTCGGCAGGTATTCTACTCATTACTTGTTACCTCGGAACGGATTGACCAATTCGACCATAGTTATTGCCCCATGATTCTGCATGTGCTGCTTCTGATGCTTCCTTAAGAGAGTCTTCTTCCCACCGACTTCTAACCCATGCCTCATCTTTCTCAGTCATACCGTCAGGGAAATCACCTTTGTACAGCTCTAGTACGTCGTCTTTGTTGAGCTTCCAGTCAGCGTCAAACGTCTTCTGCTGTTCCGTCATAGCTACGTTGACTGTTGTATCAAGACCGTACTGTCTAGCAATAGCAGTCATAGCTACTTCAGCAGCAGCTTGTTGATCGCCTTCGTTACTGTTGAATTCAGTTTGGTAGATAACAGCAGCATCAATAATCGCCTGCTTTCTTTCGTCTGGAGATAAATCTTTGAAGTGTTCTTGCATGTCTTCCCTAGCATCGAACTTAAGCCAGCCATCAGTACTACTGGTAGTCAGTAACTGAGTCATCAAAGAAGCAGCATCAGCAGTAGCTCTCTGTTGTTCCAGCTTAACCTTCCCTGCCAGTTCAGCAGCAGCTTGAGCGTCACGTGCTTTAGCAAGGTTTTTGTTAGCAGTCTTAAACCCTTGACCAGCAGCTAGTGTCTGCTCGTACCGAGTAAGCTCCGCTCCTTTCAGGCTACCACGTTGATCTACAACCGATACAGCTAGGTCGCGACGCTCTTGTGCCTTAGAACTGTAGTCTCCTACAAGTTGCTGTGCTTTTTCTCTTTCTACGGTTGTTAAGTTTTCATAGGCTTTTTTAGGCTCTGCTCCTTGCATGATTGCAGCCGCAGCCCTTGATGCGTTCGTTGCTTCTGTTCTGGCATTTTCTGCGTGTCGAGCACCAGCCACTTCCAGTCGCTTCAGTTCTGCTGTCTGTTGCTTGAGACGTAGGTCAGCCTGTGCAGCAGCTACACCCGGAACCTCTTCCAGCTCTGCCTTACGAGCAGTCAGTATCTCATTACGCCTTTGGACTTGAGCCATAGCATCTTCTTGAGACATACCAGTCTTAGCTGCAAGAGCCGTTGCTTCTTTACCCATGTCCTGATTATCGAGCTGCTTCTCAATCTCGTAGATACCTTTCATAGCACCTTGAGTTTTGATTCCCTCAGCATCAACAATCATCTTAGCGCCTGCGTCGAACATATCATCGTTGCCGTGTAGTATGCCAGCGTCTTGCATCTGCCGACCTTTCTCGGCATAGCCTCTACCGTCCAAGGTATTCAAGCTGGCCTGAGCTTCCCCTGTGATAACCTGAGCGTCTTTCATCTCCCCTTGCTTTTTGAGGAGTGCTTCTGCCTTGAGTCTATCGAGGTAGGCTTCCTTACGCTTTTCCTCGTCTATCTGTCGCTGTGCTGCACGTTCTTCTGCCTGCTTGTCAAGCATAGGTTGGAACATACCCCGACCTACGCTATCACCCATGTTGCCCATGCTGTTACCCATCTGAGAAAGCATACCACCTAAGTTTATTGCTGATCCTGCCATGTTACTCTCCTTATAGGTTCTTCAGCCATTCCATGAAACCGCCTGCATCATCCATGTTTTTCCCTAGATTCCCTAGTGGAGCTGCCATGGCTCCGAACATATTACCGTATAGTTCAGAGGCTGCTTTGTTAGCGTTCATTTCTATCTGTGCTCCACCAAGGTCAAGCTGTGCGCCAAGGTTAGCTCCAGTGATCTGTCCAGTCTGAGACATATCAGCGTTAGTTGCACCAGCACCTAAGTAGCCTAGCTCTGCGTTCATGTCACCGTACTGTGCGTTGTAGGCGTTAGTGCCAGCATTCATCATCTGAGCACCAATGTTACCCATTTGACCGTAAGCACCTTGTCCTAGCTGAGCATTCTGGATACCTGCGTTCTGGAGTTGGTTAGCTCCCTGATAGGCTAGAGCTGCCGCCCCTTGACCTACTTGTGCGTTCTGTATGCCTGCTTGCTGTATCTGGTTAGCACCTTGGTAAGCCAGTGCAGTAGCGCCTTGGCCGATCTGTGCATTCTGAGCACCTACATTAGCGTACATGTTAGCTAGGTTACCCTGCATACCCGCAGCGCCCTGTCCCATCTGGCCGTACATGCTAGACAACTGACCTTGGTTCATCATCTCAGTCTGGCTCTGGTTCATAGCGCCCATCATAGCTGAGTTACGAGCTTCTGCTTCAGCCCTTGACTGTGCAAACTGCTCACCTGAACCGCCGTATTGAGAGCCTGAGATACCGCCTCGACCTTGTGCCTGAGCACGAGCTTCCATTCCTGCCCTTGCTCTATCCATACCCGGCTGTTGAGCGGCCATCATACGACCGTATATCTCTTGCTCTCTAGCGCCGTTATCCTGCATACTGTTGTTCATGGCTTGCTGTGAAGCACCTAAGGCTCCAGCTTGCTGACCTGCCAACCCACCCATAGCACCTTGGAGCATACCACCAGCACCAGCCGCATTAGGGTTGTTAGATGAGTAGGCATTCATTGCTGCAGCATTGCCCATCGCGGTATCGAATCTACCTACGTTGCCGTTACCAGACGATAAACCAGTCATCATGGCAGCGTTACCCATAGCGGTGTCAAACCTGCCCGTGTTAGCGTTAGTGCCAGCGCTGGCTAGTCCAGTCATGGCGTTCTGCATACCAGTCTTACCATTTACTATGGCGTTACCACCTGCTGTCCGTAGCTTACTGTCAGGGCCTACTGCTGATTCAATACTACCATCTGCGGCAATAGTGGTTTCAGTGGGACTGAGTCCTGTCTTTACCCCATACCCTGTGAACGCTGTATTCGTTGCAGCTTCATCAGCCATCCCTTGAAGCTCGTCATTCAGGTTAGCGCCAGTGGTAGTTATGTCACCAGCCATAGCCAAGCCTGCAGCACCTGTTATTGCTGTAGGTAACAGTCCTTCAAGCATACCGGGGTCATTTTCTGTTTCTGCGCCCATTAGTTAATCCTTCCTATAAGTGTTTGTACGTTGATTTCCTGAAGTGAGACTGTGTTGCCTAGTACTTCGGTTTCTAATCCTATAACCAGTGATTCACCTGAACCACCTGTATTAACCCTGTATCGTCTGATTAGCTCATCTGAGGCACCGTATGTTTCTTCATTCCATATTGCTTCACCGTAGTAGGCGGCTGGGTTGGCGATAAGGTTTAATCGTTTAGTTTTGTACTCGCCTATGTTATCGTACCCGTACTTTGCGAACCCTTCAGCATCGAACTGACCACTGATAATTGTGTAGTCTACCTGCTTAACGATCTTAGTCTTAGCAGGCTCTCCGAAGTTCATAGGGTTACTGTAGTATTTGAAGAGGTAAGGGAGGCTGTCATGCTGTGTGTATCCTTCGTACCTCAGCACTCCTGTGTTGCTCCGTCCACCAAGTAACAAGGTAGGCGTGTTGGCTTCCTCGATGAACTCCATACACTTGAAGCCGCAACCTGTCCATCGTGTGACACGGGATACACCGCCTGAGGTATACAGCTTAAGGTCTAGGCAATACACTAACTGCTCAGACTCAAAGAGCACCAGAGCGAAGTTGTTAGAACCGTCATACACCATCTTAATAGTATCGCTGTCTACTTGAGCAATCAGGCTTGTGATGTCTCCACGAACCTTAACTGTAAGGTTACCCATAGGGGAGGAGCGTTCCTGAATGGTACGAGCTAGTGACCGGACACCTGAGTCATCTACGAAGAGAACGTCAGTACCGATATTCACGATAGCGTCTCTGGCCACACAACCTACGTTAGAGATAGTATCCTGTAGCGTAAAGCCACTAGCGGGGTCAGCAGGATCGCCATAACCAGCGTTGTACACCAGTATAGCTTCACGACCAAATACGATCAGCATGTTGTTGTGAGCTGCTATCCCTACTATCTCATCCCTACCGTTAGGCCAGTTCTCTAGTACGTTGATCTTACCAGCAGTAGAGAGGGGGTCTGTGCCGCCTGTAGTGTACCAAGAAGACCCTATGAGGAGGTCTGAGTAGTACACAGTGTTACTGTCACCCTCATGCCCTGTGGCCCATATACGGCCATACGCGGCCATACCACGGTCAAACGTAGGTATCTCTGGCCCTGCACCGTTATCGATACCGATATAAGCCCCATCAGCAGACAGGTTAGTGACTACTGTCCCGTTCCACACTAGAACCTCGTTACCTTCAGAGAAGATATAGAACCTGTCATCTGTGGCTACGATTTGGGCAGAGGAGAGAGTGCTATCGTCATTGATAGTTGGAGTACCACCTGCTACGGTCAGTACTGAACCAGATCGCTCAAAGATACGCCGAGCACGACCTACGACACCACCGTTAGCATCATAGCCTGTGTAGGTGCCTATAGCTAGAACTTTGGACGAAGGCCCTATAACCCCTCCTTCGAGTGAGTCAATTTCTAGGTTGTAGGTTACTGCTCCAACGATAGTGGGAGGGGAGGGGAAAGTAACTGTGTCAGTGGCGAACGCCTTGCGCCCTCCAATTCGACCAAACTTATCGATAACAGCATTGTCAGCTACTGCTACGAAAGAGTGATCTTGTGAGATTGGAGAGTCCTCTGTGTTGATGCCATTAGAACCAACAGCAGGGACGTTGACGTTTACTTGAGGCTGTGACATTAGACTGAGTACCAGATGTTGTCCAGAGGAGACAGTGCGCCATCTAGGGCTACTGCGTCCATCAGGTATTGCTTGGCTACTCCGAATATTTCCAGAGCAGTCTGACCGCCTACTTCACCACGCTCTCTAGCTGCCATAGCTAAGGCTTCGTAGATCACAGGCAGGGCAGGGACTAGCAAGATATCGCCATCTGCTGTAAGAGTATCCTGATTCTGGAACCCCTCAACGGACAGGCTGACACCTGCCTTAGGGAGAGGCCATACATCGACAGTAGCGTTACCATTAGAGGCAGCACCAGACACAGTGAAGAACAGAGGATTACCAGCGACCTGTGGCCCCCAGTGCTTCTGCTTCATCTGCTTAGTGCTGGTCTGCTCAATCCAGTAGCCTGCGTCCTCGTTAGACATGCTCTCTACTTTGATATAGTTGTGCGAGTCTAGTAGGTCGTACCGCTTCTGGCTGTCTACAGTAGTGAGATTCCATTCCTTACGGAGAACACTCCAGTTATGGGCATTCTCCACTTTGGTTTTGGCATCGTTCACTAGCTTGATTACCATCTTGGCCGACTCGTCATCCTCACCAATGATCCCCGTGATAGGGTCTTGGCGAAGACGAGTCAGCACTTCGTTTACTACTTCTAGGTATGTCATACCATTCCTCGTGCTTGTTTAATGTACTTGACCATAGGTAGCAGCTTCTTCTTCTGCAAAGGTGTGATCTTAGTGTAGGGGAACAGTTCAGTCCACTCAGCTTCAGTACCACCCCCTCCAGATGCAAAGGGCTTACCTACCTGACCGCCGTCGCCTTCACCCTCTCCTTCACCTTCTCCGTCACCATCGCCGGGGCCAGTGCCGGGGCCGGGGCCACCTTCAACATTATCGTCAGGGTTTTCTCCTTCGGCTCCGGTTTCGTCTACGACCTCTTCGTCAGTGTTTGTTCCAGTAGTTCCTGTTCCTGTGTCAGTAGTCGTCCCAGTATCATCAGTAACATCCCCAGTGGTAGTATCACCAGTAGTCCCGTCAGCGTCAGTAGTCCCATCAGTGTCATCTCCAGTAGTTTCGCTTTCAATGACATCGTCGTCTCCGTCTAACCCATCTGATTCATCGTCAGTTGTATCTCCAAATGGGTCATCTGAAGGCATGTTCCCGTTCTTATCAGGAACAATACCTGCTAGTATGTCCTTCCACCACGCAGGGTCGTCAGGGCCTAGCTCCGTATCTGTGTCCTCGCCTATCTCAGGGGGTGCTTCAAAGTCATCACCGAAGACCTCCTCCTCATCCTGATTTACGTCACTCCAGACCCAGTCATCACTAAGGTCTTCACCACCTGAACTACCACTCTCCGGCGGATTGTTTGGTGAAGGGTTGGTCGGTGGACTCTCTGTACTAGAGGATGAACTGTCTTCCGTAGAGCTGTCTGTTGTTGAACCGCCCCCTCCGTCGTCCTCCTCTTTTACTGGCCCTTCGAAGTCTGGCACTTGTACCTGTACATCACCTAGAATATCAGATACGTCAACAGGTTGCCATACGATATCTCCATTCTCGTCTTCTGACTGGCCTACTGCATCAGAACCAGCAGAAATAGCCTTAGTGACTTGCTCAGCGTACTCCAGAGGTAATCCTTGAGAAACCAGTACGTCAGTGATCTGACCTGCCATAGCGCCTACAGCAGAGGCGTAGTTGCCAGCGTGTAGTGTTTCACCTGTAATTGCTTTAGCTGCTTGAAGTGCAACGACTGACCAGCCGCCTGTAATTGGAGCCAAGGCCCCTGCTATCATACCAACGAAGGGATCATCGAATACAGAGCTGTCAGGTACTTCCTGTAGTGTGAAGTCTCCTAGTTGATCGTTAGTAAAGATTGTTTCTGTTGCTGGCTGTGCTGCTATATCCCTAGGGTTAGTACCACCATAGTCACCGTTGTTCACCATGTTCATGAAGTCACGACCGTAGGCAGTCTGATTAGCAACACCTAGGTCACGGTAGCCATCGTTAGAACTACCACTTACTGAGTGCTGCAACATATCATGAGTAATACCTAAGCGTTCCATCTCAGCCATGATAAGGTCGGTCTGCTCACTAGCAAAGTGACTAGAGGCATCCTCAATCTGAGAGCCTCTGTCATACTGTCCGCTACGTGCTATCCTATCCAGCTCTGTCTGATAGTTACCGTTAGCTTCCTGAACGAACACAAGGAACTCATCTAGAGGAGTACCACCCTCTACGCCTTGAGCGCCTGACGTTACAACCTCCTCCTCAGGGGTAGCCGTTGGGCTTAGATTGCTCTCCTCTACGGGTACGGCTTCGTTAGGGGTGGCATTAGCTGCATCGACTGCCGCTGAGTCTTCCTCAAACATACCCTTGCCATCACCAGTATTGTAGTAGTCAGCTAGGAAGTCTTGGGGAAGCTCTGTACCTGCTGACTGAGCAAGCATACCTTGATTAGGTGTTGCGTTTAGGTTGCTTTCCTCTACGGGGATGGTTGCGTTTGCTTCGGTCTTTGCGTTCTGCTGAATCTGTTGTTCCTGAGCCTTCTTTGTGCTCATGCCCACCCCGAAATCCAAGTCTACCGCCGTGTCTGCTGGTAAACCACCGTTCGGTGATCGGTTGTCCTGTCCTATAGACTTCTGATATGACTGACCTAAGTAGGTGTCAGTTCCGTCAGCTACCTTCATAAAGGCATCCGAGTATTTCATATCAGGGTTATCAGCCATCTTCTGTTGGTACTGCTCTTGAAGAGTCTGTGTTTCGAAGTCCCCTGTCATATTACCGCCCGTCTGAGCGTTAGACCAATTAGCGAACTGATCCTTATCTGCTTGGGTAGCTTCTCCTTCTTCTGTCCATATCATCCCACCGCCTGTATCCGACTGGCTAAAGCCGGGATTACCTGCTGGTGATCCGTTGTTAAGACCGCTTGTTAGGGCTTTACCCCATGCTTCAGGGTTGGCTTCAATAGCCTTCTGGAAGTCCTCCGCTGAAAATCCGTCAAACATTGCCATTATGTCTTTCTCCTTTAGTTACCTTGGTTCTTAAAATTATTCAGACTGATTGTTCCACTTGCAGGGACAGTTGTGTTTATCTGGTTTGTCGTCTGAGTCCATGTCCTTAAGTTATAGTAGAACACACCAGTAGGGAACTCACCCTGTACAATTCCTCCTCCATATGCTCTATAGTATCTAACGTTACCTGTACCGTAGAAGTATTGAGTCTGTGAGTTCTCAGCGAATGAGTTATCGAGAACACCATCAATGTATACCCCTTCTATACCGTTGTTGGTATCCCAGAACCAGTAGTCTACACCTACAATGTATCTTGTGGAATCATCAGTGATGTCAACGCGCTCTGTGTTCACATAGGTGCCACCTCGGTAATACTCTGATAGGCTGGCAGGGTTACTACCCCCGTACTCGTTCTGGAGGTCTTGCATCGTAATGGTGCCGCTAGGTAATGCCATTACTTAGCCTCCAGCTCTTTAACCTTAGCTGATAAGTCTTTCACAGCCTCAATCAAGTATGCAGTGAGTCCCATGTAGTTCACAGACTTGAATCCGTCTACGTTGTCGATCACAAGCTCTGGTGCTACCTCCTCTAGCTCCTGTGCGATCACTCCAGCGCATATCTCATCGTTCATAGTGTAGTTGTAGCCGTTCATGGCTTCTACCGCAGACAGCCCCATACAGGCTCCTACGTCACTCTTCAATCTAGCATCTGAATACGCAGTGACGTTACCTGAAGCCACTACAGACCCTGTAACCGTGAGTGTGCCAGTGAAGGTGTCAGTGGTGTCCTTCAAAGCACCGAGGTTAGCAGCAGTCAAGTTACGAGTAGCTATTGTAGCATTAGCATCAGTAACATGACCCTGAGCGTCTGTAGTAACATTGAAGTCTAGGTCAGAGATAACAGTAGCACCGCCTAAAGCGCCAGTGTCTATATTGATATCATCACCTGCATAAGCGGGGTGTGTGTAGGTGAAGTTGTTAGCGTTGGCCGCACCAGTGTATCCGAGATCAGCAAGTGTCATTGTACGTGTATTCATAAACGTAACATGACCTTCACTGCTAGTAGTAATCTGGTCTATTACAGTAGAGCCTGACGTGTTTATGTTCGTAGTGCCGTTGACTGAGTGAGTATAGTTGTTAGCGTCAGTTGCTCCGGTGTAGCCAAGGTTACCCAGTGTAAGGCTACGGGTGTTCATAAACGTAACGTGGCCAGTACTGTTAGTCTGTATCTGGTCTACTACCGTGGCACCTGATGTGTTTACGTTTGTAGCACTGTAGGTTGGGTGTGTATACGAACTACCTTCGGGAAGAGCTGCCCACACTGCTGTACCATTAGCTGAGTACTTTAGCCACTGGTCTGCTGCTCCACCAGAGGGTATGTGCTTGTTACCTGAAGAAGTAGGGTGTGTATAGTAATTGGCATTAGTTGCGCCAGTGTAACCAAGATTACCCAACGTAAGATTACGGGTAGCAAATGTAGCGTTAGCGTCTGTTACATGGCCGGAGGTATCTGTAGTTATGTTGAAGTCTAAATCGGACAAAACCTTAGCGCCCGTCATAGGGGCTGTGTCTAGGTTTATATCGTCCCCTGCGTGAGATGGGTGCGAGTAGTTGTTGGCATTAGTTGCACCCGTATAACCGAGGTCAGCTAGAGTCATAGTCCGCTTGGACAGGCTACTGATATGACCTTCACTTGTTGTATTGATTACGTCAACTACTTGAGCGCCAGAGGTGTTAATATTGGTGGTAGCATAGCTAGGGTGTGTGTAGCCAGAGGCTGTCGTGGTTAAGGCGCAGTTTACGTTACCTGACCCATCTATCCACACTGTACCTGTAGAGTCGCCTGTGAAGGTGATTTTACGGGAGTTAGCCCACTTGCTAGCAGTAGAGGCATTACCTGTCAACGCACCTGTAACGTTACCCGTTACATTACCTTGCAAAGGGCCAACGAAACTAGGAGAGGTAGCTGTACCAGTAAAGGTAGGGTTAGCTACTGGTGCAGCCTGTTGGAATGCAGTCTTGATAGCCGCGAACTCAACCGTGTGCTCACTGCCTTTAACAACCTTGTTAGGGTCATTAGTAGGAAGGCCATCTTTAGCTCCGAAGTTCGTAGTGATATTGTATGATATTGACATTCTATGTCCCTGTGTTGGTTGTTTTTGTGTTCACCGTATACTGCTGTACACTAATAATGTACACTAGGATAAAGTGAACCAGCCCCCGAGAGGGCCAGTTCGGTTAGGACTTACTCAGTCCAAAGAGTGAAACCAGACTCAGGACGGTAGATTGAAGTACCGTACAAAGTATCAGCGGTGTACAGTGTTGCCAAGTACTCCTGCTGGTATTGAGTCTGTGAACGAACACCTTTCTGGTTTACACAGAGGAAGGTATCGGAGTGGAACAAGAAGTTACCACGAGCGCCAGTTTCAGTAGGCACGTTAGTTGAAACGTAGATATCGATGCCGTACAGCTCACCGATCTTACCGTTTACAACACCCTTGCCGTTTACGAAGTCGCTAGACACGTAACGATCAATACCCATAATGGCATTACGAACCGCAGGAGCGATTACGAACTTACGTCCGTCCATAGGTACGTCAGCATCATCCATCTTCTGAATAAGGTTACGGAAACCTGCGTCAGTGAAGTCTGCGCCAACGCCAGTGACGTAAGGAGACAGAACACCAGCAGTGTCAGTGAAGGAGTTGCTAGTCTGGTTGTCTGCACCAGTACCGTTACCAACCCACTTGCCGAGATCGAACAGGTCTTGATCTTTCTGAAGAGCCAGAGCGTAACCAGCATCACCAGTGTAGAACTGACGCAAAGACGCAAGCGCCTGAGTAGCAGTAATATCTTCGATGTGGTTTGAGTACTCAAAGTGCTTGTCAATGGAAACTACCAGCTCAGTGTGAGTGTTAGATTGCAGGGTGACTTGCGCTTCAGATACTTTCTCTGACGCTGCTCCACGAACAGGCTTAGGAATGTGGATGGTATCACCCTTCTTTCCTTCCATGCTCAGGTTACGAACGAGAGGAGCCATTACAAGTGACTTCTCGTATGCTGCGATAACTTCATCAGACCACAGCTCAGGGATAAATACCGCTGCTGTAGTGTTAGTTACCGATGGTACGTTGTTAAATGCTGCCATTTTTCTATTCCTTAATAGGGATTATTTGACCCTTCCCTCACTATAGGCTAGAAGTATTTCTGCCTCCATAGCTTCATAACGGGCTGGATCACTGTTCATAAGTCTGCGTATATCTGCACGACGATATGTTTTCTTTACACGCTTTGCGTCAGGGTTACCACGGGCAGTTCCAGTGGATGCTTTACGCACCTCATTGGCCTGATGTTGCTTCTCTACCTTCTTAGCCCTAGACACTACATCAGCACGTTCACCCCAGTTGCTAAACAACTCGGCAGCACTTTCAGCGTCATAGTTCGTATCGGCAGAGGCCCATAGTTTCCTACGGATTGGTGAAGCCTTAACCCACTCGACAAAGTGAGGGTCTTGCAAGGTCTTCTGCATATCTGGGAATTGTGCCTTCAGTGTAGCAAGGCTTTCCCTCTTCTGCATTTCAGCCGTAACCGCCTCAGCTTGACGTAGCTTCGGATGGTTGTCGATTGCGCGTTGTACAGCAGCTTTAGGGTCAATGAAGAAGTCAGTCTCATCTACAGGCTCTTCCACTACCGCGTTCTTTTCTTTTATAGATGAGGTAACGAACTCATCAAATGCAGCTCTAAGTTCACCAACTTCGCTGGACTGTCGTCCTATAGCTTTTTCGGCCTCAGTGTGCATACGAGCAATTTCAGCTCTAGTCTTACCTTGGTACTTCTCAGGCAGATCATCTTCCTCTTCTTCGACTTCTGGTTCAGGAGCTACCTCTTCAGGTTTCTCATCTGACACCAAGTCATCGTAAGATGTTGGAATACCTTCTGTTACCTCAGTTACCTCAGTTTCAACTTCGTCTACTATCGTTGCAGCCATTTACAGTCTCCGTGGGTTCTACCCATTATGGAATAAAAAAGGCAGGGGGCTAGCCCTGTTATCCTCTCTTGGCCCCGCTCTCGTGATCTCTAGCCCACTTATCGGCATAGCCGGGAAATGAGTTGTCGAGCTTAAATGAGATTGGGGTAATCATCTTCTTCAGTGTACTTCCGCAGGAGCAGTCGAGGTCTTCCCCGTGATGGGTCATTTTCTCTACTACCTTGTCCGTAGACGTACACTTGTAATCATAAATCTTCAGCATAATTCTCAAAACCCTGCCTAATGAAATCTTCATAGCTGAGCATCTTTCGATACGCTTCCATTTGTCCTTTCGCTCTCCAGAACTCTTCTGCTGTCTTACAGTTCTCTAGGGTTAGTTGGTCAGCACCTTCTTGCATATCTTCCATGATAGCTTTCCAACCTACTGTAGCGAAGGTGTCAATCAATGCTTCAAAGTACATAGTATGATCGACATTACTTTCCATTAGCTTTCCTCACTGGCTTAGGTTTCTCTAGCTCATCAAGTCTGGAAGTCAGACCTTTGAGGATTACATTTATCTGTTCTACTGCATCGTACAATTCTTTCTGTACGTCTTGCGCTTTAATTAGGGCCATCTCTGGTTCTCCTTGGGTTATACGAAGTCAGGCTTCGCGGTAGGAGTTAAGACTACATCTTCAGCCTTGCACTCCCATGTGTTTTCTTTCCATTCTCCGTTCCCCATACGGGCTGTGGACGGGATGATCTTTGTACTGTTCTCTCTACGGTCTGTGTAGACCCTGCTTGCCTTAAGCTCGTTGAACATCCAGTTGAATATCTCGTATGTCCCCCAGCTCTGTATCTCAGTCCACTTCTCTTCAGGTATATCTGAGAAGACGTTGTTGAAGTCTCGAACTAGGAAGCAGTAGTATTCTCCGTCCCCTACATGGTCAAGTCCTGCGAAAGCGTAGCACACTCCATCTCTAAGCAGTGCTGCACCCGTCTCACTTCGCCACTTCAGTCTATGTTCCTGCCAAAGCATCTTCTTGGCTGCTGAAGGCATCTCACCAGTAACTATCTCAAGCATTGAACGTGTCCCTAAAGTCGATAGGCTCTCCTGCTAACAGGGCCTCGTAGCACAGGGCCTCTACGTCGTAGCACTTCTGTACATGCTCTTGTATCAGGGCTGCTACTTCCTCTACCTCAGTTGCTTGTAGCTGAACGTAGGCTAAGGTCATCTCACCTTCTTCTGTAACCCTTGCACACTTCCACTTGACAGGGCGGCTTCTGAACTTACCTCCTGTTACTGCTGCCGATATCTTGGCTTGGCTCTCAGGGCTGGTATCGAAGTAGTATTCTCCCCATTGTACCCCACCATGCTCCATACCTTTCCTTTCAGAGACTGTAGTAGCCATAGGGTCAGGGGCGATTTCAACAACCTCGTCTTCTATAATCTCTACTTCAACCGTCTGAACACCTGTGATAGGGACTGGGGTGTCTAGGTTAATCGTCCGCCACTTGTGGTACGCTCTGTGTACCTGACTTGTTATTAGTTTCCTGATTCCCTCTTCTGTCCAATCTTCAGGGTTAAGGTTGAGGTATGTATCTGGCTTACCTTCTGTACTGTACCTGACAAACAAGTAACCCTCTTCTGGACGGAAGTCTTCTATCTCGTAAGTGTAATTCATATTTCTACCTTCATTTGATCGATGGATACTTGAGTAAAACCATCCACTGTACTGTTATTGACGGTGCCATACGATATCACTAATATCGTTACTGCTGATACGGTACTGCTGAAGGTGAACGATTTCGTTACTGTAGAGCCGCTATATGTCAAATTTACAGTACCTAGTACAGTCGCATTTGCAGAGTTACTGTTGAAATCTGTCGTACCGAACACACTCACTCTACCCGGTGCGAGACAACTGACACCGCCTGACTGCCTGAAGGTCACAGTGTACGTAGTTGAAGGTGTACACACTAAATCCCTATGAGCAGCAGCAATGGCCTGCCTATAGATGGTCTTATTGGCTACCGCGCGCTCCGATATCTGTAGCTTACCGCTGACAGCCTGAATTACAGTACCTGTACCGCCGTTACTCCAACCTGCTACGTCCGTACCTGTAACAGGGGTCTCCTGTATGTACACAGGGTCTATTGCTGCAGAGAGGTTGTAGAAGCTCTTACACCCTACGTTAGAAGTACTGATCCCTGCTATCGTAGCGTTAGACTTGAGCGTATTGCTTCCACCGAACTCAGCGTTAATCTGCTTGACGGTTATCTGTCCGCTAGCTGGAAGTGCCATTCTTTAACTCCTCTACCTCTGCCTTCAGTTCTTTGATAGCCTCCACCAGAAGCGGTACAATTCGTTCGTAGTCCAGAGTCATGTAGTCTGTGCCGAGGTCAGTGTTGATCGGAGCGCTCTTGATAACCTCTGGGAGCACTTCTTTAACCTGCTGTGCGCTCAGACCTACCCGTAACTCTCCACCTTCATACCCTAGCTCTATTGCTTTCTCGTTACGCTCGTAGTAGAAACCGTCTAACGTACAGACCTTATCCAGAGCATCCTCGATCTTCCCTCTATGAGTCTTGAGACGCATATCTGAGTAACCAGCAGTGAAATCACCGGGGGTTGCAAAGGCTGATGCGTTGGTGCTTCCGTTGTATACCCTCTTGTTGGCCTTAACCCGAACCCAAGTAGTATCCGCCATATACCAACCACCTCCCTGTGCGAAGGTAAGGTCACTATCCGTGAACAATGAAGTCTTGAAACTTGTCTTATTATTCTTCCTTATGTAGTTATCTGTGCTTGAGTAGAACACTGTGTCTGCATTACGGTTACCAGCGCCGTGATTCATGTTGACGTATGCAGAAAACAGATAATTGCATGAAAGATGACCGCTCGCGTCTCGTAGTGCTACCGTATTGGCTGTACCAGTAGTAGCACCTGCCAGTCCTCCAAGTGCATTAGCTGAATCAGCCGTACCCGCCCATCCTACCCAACAATGGGCGTGGTATGTGTTGTTGTTGTATCCTCGCAGAGACCAGTAGCCTGACTTGTCTGCACTCCAACGGAATTGTAAGTTGTAAGTGTCTGAGGCAGAGTCACTACGGTTTAGACCTTTAGCTCTAGCAGCTTCTCCAGAACAAGCAGCCGCTGTGGTAGCTGAAGTAGCATTACCTGACAGAGCACCGTTAAAGGTAGTGGCAGTCATATTACCTGTGGCTGTAAGGTGTCCTGCATCATCGAAGGTGAACCGTGTGGTAGTACCATCACGGATATAGAGATTACTTCCTGTTGTTGCAACACCAATGTCAAAATACGTGTGAGAACCGTTGAACCACAATCGAGTGTCATTACCTGTACCGAGGTAGAGGAACTTGCTGTCCTGCATGGTGAGGTGGTTACTGTGGGTAATCGCACCAGAGATTGTGTCGGTGGCATTAGAGCGCACAAACGAACTACTGTTAATACCGTCCAAGGTATCGGCATCCACATTCAACGTGTCAATGTGCGCCTTGGTGATACCCAAGTTGGTACGCATATTGGCCAGCGTCATCTTACGGATGTAGCCGTCACTGCTTGTCTCTACAAAGTATTTACTAGGGGCAGCGGTCACGGTATTAGCGGTTGTATTGAAATAGTTAGCCCTGATATAGCCTGAGCTTGAGCGCTTAACAATCGTGCTGTTCCCTGCCGTATCGCTCGCAGCAGCACCACCTAATAGTAAGGAGTTGTCAGCAGTTGTACAGGTTGTAGCATTACCGCTCAAGGCACCTACGAAGGTAGTAGCAGTCACACCTGACTCGGTAATAGACATGGCCGCTGGCCCTGAGTCTACTGCTCCGGCAGTACCGTTACTCTTAATCTCGAAGGACATTGTAGCACTAGAGGTGCTGTCAGTATTGACTACAATCCTTCCTACGTTACCAGCTTGATCTGCTACACCGTCAATGTGGTTAAAGGTGAGGTTAGCGTTACCTTGCCCGTCATTGATCGTCATGGCGACAGAGCCGTTACCTACACCAGTTGCGATAGTGCCTGTTCCGGTGTTTAGATAGTCGCCAGCAGTCTGTGTAACACCACCAGTGAGTGTGCCTCCAGTCAAGGGTAGAGCGTTTAGTGCGCCGTCAGCACCTGCTGGCCCCTGTGGGCCAGTAGCACCAGTAGTACCTTCCCATATACCGATGGATATAAAGGTCGCTCCTCCAGTGACTTGATACACCGTACCGTTGTTGTGGTAGTATATGTCTCCTACAGTGTCTACTGTTGAGTAAGCAGTGACGTTACCACCTGTAGCGAATTCATTCCCATCGGCACCGTCATTGCCAACGTTACCCTGAATACCCTGAATACCTTGAGGCCCCTGAGGGCCAACTATGGTTCCAGAGTACAGCTCGATCCAAGCCTTTAGTTTAGCTGGTGTGAATTGTGATATAGTTGACATGGTTTACCCGTTATGTTAAAGGCCATGTAGTACCGCCTGTGTTGTCGATTACTCTCTTGCGAGTAAAACCATCTGCGTCTTCAGTGACCTCTGCTTTTTTCTGTGGAGGAGTCCACCCGAGCATCAATGTCTCGTCATCGTCAGACACAACTGAAGGCGTTACTGTTCCGTTCTGTGAGCGTATGTCCGGTGTCAACGAAGGCAAGGCGTTCTGTGCCACCACTGTGATCGGAACGTCAGCCACAATGTAGCCGGGAGCCAGATCATTTACTAGCTGAACAACTGAAGGGTCAGCGGCAAGCCCCGATTCGTTAGCCACCATTCCAGCGCAAGGTATGTACTGGTCTTCGGGTGTTGTCGGAGCGATTCCCTGTCCTGCAGTTCCTCTACCTAGTGGTACTGTATAGGCCAGATCAGCAACACCTGTTGTTCCGTTCCAAGCGTAGACCTTGGCAGTTCCTTCATAGGGACTTCCGATAGCAATGCCAGAGTTACCACCATCACCTGAATCGTCAATCCAGAAGGGCTGTGCAACCACTTGCGACATAGCCGCTACAGGAATCATCGGTGAAGCCTCTAGCCCAGCACTATCTGCACCTGAGTACGCCGATACCAGACCGGATGCTCGTAGGCGTGTACAGCCTCGCGGCTCGTAGTCCGCATCGTTTGCACCTGTACTGCTACTAGCATCGAAGTCTACGGGCGAGCCGGGACTGACCGTTGGAAAGTTGCCAGTAGCGCCATCACGCACGTAGTACTTAGATTCAGTGTTGGAATAAGGCGCACTTACATAACCAGAGCGAGGCCATGTTATACCGTCGTTAGTTAGTGGCATGATTAGGCGAGCGTCGTAGAATCTCTGACTTGAATGACCAGAGTCTCCCGGCTCAATAGCAGGATTAGTCCCCATGAATGCCTGAACGCATCCCATGACAGGTGACGTTGCCTCAATGAGGTATTCACCGTTAGCACTACTGTAAAAGTAGCAAAGCTCAAACGGCTCTAGGTCTTTAGGCGTTTGTCCAGAAACCTGATTACCGTTACGGCTGAGTGTCACTGTAGAAGGGAGCGCACCATTGACAATGACGATCTGTCCTGTCGAGTTGCCAGCCCCCGGTGCGTTGTTTGAATTACGAAAGCAGTAGACAAACGTACTCGTGAACGATAAACCGAGACTCAGCAATGGCATAGGGCTTTCGTAGTTACCGTTAACCTGCTCGCCCATTCCGTAGAAACCCTGAGTGCTGGTAATGATCGCGCCGGGACTCAAACCTGTAAAGCAGATAGGTTCCCCTGCAGCCATGAACTCGCGGTACAAGACAGTAGCATTGTTGAAGTCAGCACCAGTGGCATACACCTCAACGACGTTACCGTCACCCAAGCTACAGCCCTGAACTTTACCAGTGCTAGTTGCACCAACAGCTAGTACCGTCTTGGCAGGCTGTCCGTCTGCGGCAAGTAATCCCTGCTCTACTGCAAGACCCGCACCCTTTGCATATGCCAGTGCAGTCGCGTCAGAGCCACCACCAGATTCTCCGGGTTCACCTTGTGGGCCTTGCGGCCCTTCTGGGCCTGTTGGCCCCGGTACGGTTGAATCTGCACCGTCAGTTCCGTCAGCTCCGTCAATTCCGTTAGTTCCGTTAGTTCCGTTAGTACCTGCGGGGCCTTCTGGCCCTTGTGGGCCAACATCACCTTGAGGGCCAGCTACAGTAGAGTCAGCTCCATCGTTACCGTCAATTCCGTCAGTACCATCTGTACCGTTAGTGCCGTC